CTGACGACAAGGATATGTCGGAAGGATACGGACAGAATGTGGTATCCGTATATCTTAGCCTGCAAAACCCTGTGGTGGTTGATGCTGAAGGCAAAAGCTACATTGAAATGAATTGGACTACCATTACTCGGGCAAAGGAAAGTGGACACGATGGAGCAATTATCAGGAATGTGGATGATACCAGCGCCGGACGTGATAGCAGGCCGATAACTACATTCGTCGCCTTCTCCCCCACCCAGATCAAATCCGTAAACAACCAGGGCGCGTGGAGCAAGGACGACCCTAGGATACTGTTCCAGCCCGCCTACCACGGCACGCCCCACACCGTTGACAAGTTCTCCACCGACAAGATCGGCACGGGTGAAGGGGCGCAGGCTTACGGGTGGGGGCTTTACTTCTCAAGCAATAGGGACGTAGCCCAGTTCTACCGGGACACTCTGACAAAAACAGCAGATTCGACTATCAATGGAAAGCCAATAAGCGCATTATATGAACAGCTTGAGAAAAAAGCAGATAGGGCAAGTGGTAAAACAGCAGACGCCCTTTATGAGAAAATGGCTTTCCTTGAAGACCTTGAACTGACCCTGAGCTTTGATGAGTCTATCGAAAGGATAGATAGCGATGCAACCAAAGAATGGGCGCTCTCATTGAGAGATAAGTACCAGCCAGCAGGAAATATTTACAAGGTTGAGCTGCCAGATGACGGGGATTATCTTGACTGGGATAAAAGCCAATTAGAGAACAGCAATGAAAAATTTATTGATGCTTTCGGAAGCATTACATCCAGCCGAGAAGCAAAAAGAATATTATACACTCATAGCTTTTCTTTAACCGGAGAAGAAATATACGAAGATATTGTAAGCGCATACATGGAAACAGACGGAATAGACCGAGATGCAGCTAAAAAATCAGCAAGCATGCTATTAAAATCCGTGGGCATACCCGGCATTACATACATGGGAGAATTCTCTAGGGTCAACGAAGGCGCTCGAAACTACGTCATATTTGACGAGAACAACGTCCAGATAACTGGAATCCTCTTCCAGCCCGATTCCGACCTGCTTGACGACGCCCGTTCCTTCCCCGACTGGCAGAAGTTCATGGATGACTACGAGGAATTCCGCACCTTCGCCGACACAGCCGTGCCTGACCTTCCGCCCGAGGAGCTTGCCAAGTGGTACAAGGACACGTGGGAACGTGCGAGAAAAACACCCGTTGACCCCGTGGTGCAGGACGCCGAGTTCCTTGATATGATACGGGCCCCCGGTGGGGTGGAGCGCTTCATGGACGCCCTCGTGGTATCCATGGGCTTCGACACTTCCAGGGGACCGATGGACGAGGAGGAGGCGCAGACCTTCGCTGACGCCGAGGCCCTGAAATCACGCATAAACCGTGAGGCCAACCCCACTATCCTGAACAACATCCCCCGCGTAGCCCAGGAAAAACCTCTCACCGAACGGGCCAGGAAGGCTATCGTCACCCTCATCAAGAACGGGACGAGGGATTACCGGGCATTGTACGCAGACGCCACCGGAGACCCCCAGTACCGTGTCACCGGCGACCAGCTACCCGAGATCGAGGGGCCGAGAAGCCGCGAGGACATGTCCATCGACGAGCGCAACCTGATCGCGTTGCAGATCAAGGACGAGGCCACCCGCAATGCCCTGCTTTCAGGCGAGGACACCATCGAGGGTGGAGCTGTCGAGGGCTTCATCAAGCGCACCGAGGAGCGGGAACGCGACCTGAAGCGGCAGATAGCCGAGCTTGAGGAGGAGCTGAAGGACGACAACTCCATCATAAGCGCAGCCAACCGCCAGGCGGACAAGGCTTTGAAGGCTTCCAGAGAGGCCCAGAGGGCTTTCGAGAAGGCAGACCGGGAAGTGAAGCGGCTGATCAAGCGGGGCGAGGCCGTGTCGGAAACCCTTTCATCGGCGAGGCAGGAAGCGGCGCTCCAGCTCAAGACGGTGAAGAAGGAAGAAGCCGAGCTGAGGAAGGACATCCGGGTCGAGAAATCCATGGGCAAGAGGATTGCCCTGGACAACCTCCGAACCGAGCTGAGGGATGCCCAGGCCCAGAAGGACATCGCACGGAAAGAGCGGGAGCGCAAGGTCAAGCTGGCAAAGCGGATCATGCAGAAGCCGTCCGACTCCATCGAGTACGAATACCGCCAGAAGATAGCCGCCATCCAGAACCTTATCGACGCCCACTTCAGGAAGACCTCCGTTTTCTGGGGGAAGGTGGACATCCAGCTGGACGACATCCAGAAGATACTCGCCGAGAACGCCGAATACGACCTGGACAAGCTGCTCACCAAGAAGGTCGTGGACCGCATCACGAAGAAATCCCTGGACCAGTGGACCGTGGCAGAGCTTGAGGAGCTTGACGAGCGTGTACGGGCGCTGAGGACCGAGGGCAAGGCGATAAGGGACGCGTACAAGGAATACCAGAAGGCGCAGGCCCGGATCATGCGGAGCGAGATCCGCAACGCCCTTCTCGCATCCGGTAAGTACAAGGACCCGCCCCCCTCCGGCAGCGAGTCGGCGCAGAAACGGCTCAGAACCCCCGCGTACCGTGCCCAGCAGGCGTTCCTCTCGTCCATCAACATGGACCGCGTTGCCGACATGGCCGACGGAGGGAAGCCAGGGATGAACACCGAACTGCTTGTCACCCGCCACAGGGACGTACTGCGTGCCGAAATGCGCGAGACGAACCGCAGGCAGGCGGCAGTCATGAAGGCTTTCAAGGAGCTCGGGGTAGACCTGAAGGACTTCTACGAGACCCACGAGATCGACGGCAACACCTGGACCACGGCGCAGCTGATGGGCGTGTACCTCGCCGACAAGAACGACCAGTCGCGGGAAGCGGTGCAGTTCGGCAACCTCATGACCGCCCAGGAACGCGCCACCCTTGACCGTGACGAGCTTACGGCAGAGGCGAAGGAGCGGTACGACGCGGTGATGGAAGTGGTTGACGCACTGCCCGAGGAGATCAAGAAGGCGGCGGATGCCATCGGGAAGGATTTCGACTCGAACTTTGACCGTATCCAGAAGACGAATATCCGCGAATTCAACGCCGGGGTGAAGAAAGTCCTGAACTACTTCCCCATATTCCGCCAGGAGGCCACCTTCGACGACCTGGCCGAGACGGTGGGGAACGAACTCCTGAACCGGAACGGCATCCAGCTCCAGAGGAACGCCGAGAAGGGCTTCACCGAATCCCGCATAGACATCGGACCCGAGCACCAGAAGCCCATGAGGCTTGACGCCATCGACGTATGGACCACCGCGATGAACGCCCAGGAACACTTCGTCGCATCCGCCGAATACGTGCGGGAGCTGAACCGTGTCTACAAGGGCCGGGGATCTGAAGCCACCAGAAGTGTAATGGAGGGAACATACGGCAAAGGGATGGTGGACAAGATCGACAAACACATCTCAGAGATAGCCAACCCCCAGTCCTTCCGCGTGAAGGACGGAACATCGGAAGTACTCAGGGCGATCCGGGGCAACCTGGGCATCGGCTACCTTGGCTTCCGGGTATCGAACCTCCTGGTGCAGGGTGTCACATCCCCCGCCCCGTACCTTGGATATGTCAACCCGCTTGAGCTTTCAGCGGCTGCGCTCAAGGTGGCATCCAACCCGCTGAAAGCCTGGAAGGAAATATCGGAGAAAAGCCCGATAATGGCCGGCAGGTCGGCCAACGAGATGATGGAATCCATGAAGGAGGCCCAAAAGAGCATGACCGACGGTTCGGTCAAGGCCGGGTATGGAAAGATCATGGGCGCGACCATGATCGGGCTGGAGTGGGTGGACCGCGCATCTGTCATGGCTGGATGGCTGGCGGTGTACGACCGCACCATGGCCGAGACCAAGGGCGACGAGACCGCATCCATAGCGAAGGCCGACGACATCACCCTCAAGACCCAGCCCTCCGGGTACTGGTGGAACAACTCAAATATGTTCCAGCCCTCGGGGGACGCGAAGGGCGAGGCGTGGAAGATCATCACCCAGTTCCAGAGCTCGCTGAATGTGATCTGGCAGAACCTCGCCTACGACGTTCCCAACGCTGTAAAGCAAAGGGACATTGGACGGGCCGTGGCGATAGTCACCTCCTACGTGATTGCAGGGGCCGCTGTGGGCCTGCTGAAAGACGGGTACGACGATGACGACGAGGACGCGGTATCCAGGACGAGGAAGCTCCTGTACTGGGGAATGTCGCAGGGATGGGCAAGCTTCCCCATGGTCGGAGGGATCATAGACTCCACCGCGAAAAGCCTCATCACAGGTGAGAGGGAAAACCCCATTAGCACAGACCTGTACCCGGTTTTCTCAAGCGCCAACAAGGCCGTCGTGGCCGCGAGCGAGGGAAGCTGGAAAACAGCCATGAAAGAGTTCGGTGAAGCTATCGGATACTCGACCGGAACGCCTGTTTCGGGTATAAAGGAACTGGGGGCCGCACTCACGGGCGATCCAGGACGACTGATCGGCAGGAGGAAATAGATGCTCTCAAGCAGCGACAATGTGGTCCGTTACGCGATTGTCACGACACCGGCGGCAACCTACACAATCCCCTTCAAGTACTGGGCGACCTCCGAGATAAAGGCTGTCATCTCATTTCTTGGCGAGGCGGACGAGGTGCTCGACTACACCACCGACTTCACCGTGTCAGCGGCAGGGGATACCGGAACCCTCACCCGGGTTGGCACGTGGACAGCCGACGCGATACGGCTGACCATCTACCGTGACATCGCCCTTGTCCAGGAAACCGATTACCGGAACGGAGACGTTATAGACGCAGAGGCCGTCGAGAAATCAATCGACCGGCTTACCGCCCTGTCCCAGCAGATCAACGAGATTGCCAGCCGGCAGATCAACGTGCCGATAACCGACACGTCGGCAACGCTTGAGCTTCCATCGATAGAGGAGCGCAAGAACCAGTTCCTTGGCTTCGACGAGGATGGCAACGCCATAGCCGCCGCTGGTGCCGCCCCAGTGGTAGCATCAACATGGATTGCCGAGAACATCCTGACAAAGGAGACAGCCGACGCGGTTTTGACCGCCCTTGAGGCTACATCGGTAGGTAAGGCCATGCTGAAAGCCGCGAACAAGGCCGCACAGCAGGCGCTGATTTCAGGGTGCGATGCGGGGACGGTGGATGGCCACGACCTGTCAGTCCAGACCCCCCTCAACTCCGGCCTCGTCTGCGCCCCGCAGGGCAACGTGAGCGAGTGGCCGGACAATGCGGCGGGGACGACGTACTTTCAGGATGCGTGGGCAACAGTAGATGGGTGGGATGGAGTCGGATTATGTACTTTGACATTCCCTTCAGGCACTTTGCTTGCCACTGTGGATGCGGCGCAGACAGAAATAAGGATAAGGAAAAATACCGTCGCTTGGGGTACGCTGAAGACCATCCGTTTCAAGTATAAACCGAGTAAGACCGGAACGCTTGTAGTCAAAGGGACCGTAGGTGGATCAGCGAACACGACCATATCCTCACATGCCGTGACTGCCGGAATCTGGAATATCATAGATACCTATTGCGCCGGAGACCTGACAGCGCTCTATGCGTCGCAGACAAGTTGTGTAACTGGAGACACTGGATACATCGACTGGGTGTACATCGGTGACGGCACCTACACCACCAAGGCCCTCGACGCCTCGGGTAACGGCAACCACGGCACGGTGGCCGGGGCAACTCCGGTCGATACGGTGGCAGGGAAGGGGTTCTCGTTTGACGGGGTGAATGACAGCATCACCCATCCAACGGTGACAATAGCCAACGGATCACCGTGGACAATCGCTTGGTGGCAGACCGAGACAAGCACTGGATTACGTTTCCCTTGGGGCAACGGATCAAGCAAGTGTCCCGTGTTGTATACCGACAACGCGCTGTATTTCAGGGACGCCGGAAACACGTACCGAAAATGCACCAACGCGCTGACACGGGCGTCACTGAATCATCTGATGCTTGTGTGCGACGGGGCGACAATTACTGGATACGTAAATGGGGTTGTGGGACTTACCGTCACCCCAAGCTCGACAGAAATATCGCTGGCTAGATTCGCCCGTGGCTACGATCCAGCTGATGTTACCTACATTTTCGGAGGCACCTTTTCCGACCCCCGCATCTACAACCGCGCCCTGAGTGCCGATGAAATCTGGGAACTCTACCAGAAGCCCGGCATGGCCCGCCTGAGTGGTCCCATCGACGCCGTGACCGCCGTGCCTGACTCAAGGGTGGTTCGGAATGCATCCGGGTTTGTGGAGGCCACTGATCCAACCAGCGTTGCCACCGCAGGGGCTGTCGGATACCAGACCGCCATCGACGTCGCCAGCGGCGGGACGCTCACCATGCCAGCGGGATCGGGAACCTACTTCTGGACGATACTCACCTACGGAGCGACGATCAACTCGGTCAAACTCGGCACGACTGCGGCAGGGGCGGCGGCTACCGGGACCGCAAGCGCGAACCTCACGGTACTCGTGAAAAGGATAGCCTAATGGACGTACGCGAACACCCCAACCAAGACGGATATATCATCACCATGACGGACGGGACCGAATACGCCACGCAGGAGGGCGACAGGTTCTACGAGGCGGCGCGGGAAGCGTTCGAGGGCGAGGAGATCATGAATGACCCGGCTTGAGATATTCAACAGGTGTGTGAAAGGCCCGTGGAAAACAAGCGGACTCGGCGTGCAATGGCGATGGAAAGACGGCGTGCTGGCTTTCCAGTGTACCCGCGACAGGCAGGACTGGCTGTTCAACTTCTTCGCGGGACGGGCGACCATAGACGGCGACCTTGCCCACGCAGGGTTCGCTTCCCTGTGGGCATCGGTCCTGCACGAGGTGTCCATGTCTGTAGGTACCACTTCTGGCTTCCAGATCGAGGGCTATTCGCAGGGCGCGGCGCTTGCCACCCTTGCCTATCGGTACTTCGACAAGCGGGGACAGGCTCCACATGGCAACGTATTCGGAAGCCCGAAGGTGTTCGCCCAGAAAGTAACCTGCCCGGACCTTGAGAACATCCAGACCCACGGGGACATCGTTACCGCCCTCCCGTTCCTGAGCTGGTTCCACCACACCGGGACGATCATACGGCTGGGGAAACAACAGATCATACCCACACCGATGAGGCACACGCCTGACGAATACAGGAAGGCATTATGATGGACATTATCCGGCAGAATACCGGAAGAACCTATAGGAGGAAACTATGGATATGATGGCACGGGTAATGGGACGGGACGTTTCGGTCTGGGGCCGCAACGCTGTAGTCGGAAACGCCGCGACGGGCGAGGAGCTGTACGCATACGACCAGGCCCTTAGCTGGCCGACCATACTGGCGGCGGCGGCAAAGCTGGACATCTCGGCTGCCAACGCCGCCGACGCTTTCTTCGTGTCGAAGGGAACAGCCACAATGACCATAGCGGCCCCATGCGTGGCATCCCTGACAACCCACACACTGGCAACCGGGGACGCCGTGAAGTTCACCACCACCGGGGCACTTCCAACCGGCCTGACGGCCAGCGCCACCTACTACGCAAAGGTCATCAACGCCAACACGTTCAACCTGCACACAACCAGGGCGGACGCTATCGCGGGAACGAACCCGATCACCACGACCGGGACGCAGAGCGGAACCCACACCCTGTTCATCCCTGGGACCGGGGCGAATTCCATCATGGTGTTCGGGCTTGACGGCTCCTACAACCCTCAATGGGAAGAGATTGCGCTTGCGGGAACCACCCCCGTCACCACAGTCAAGTCATACCTGAGGCTTTTCGGGGCCGAGGTGACCAGGTCTGGAAGCGGCAAGGTGAATGCCGGCAACATCCACATCATCAAGACCGGGACGGCTGGAGCCTACACCACCCCTGGAATCCCCGACACCCTCACCTCCGCCTTGTGTCTCGTCCTTGCCGGCTGGGGATCATCCCAGAACGGCATGTACACCGTGCCCGCTGGAAAGACCGCTACTCTCAAGGGGCTTATCCTGAACGCCCGTTCCCAGGCCTGCACCTTCTGGCTCGTCTCCCAGAGGCTCGCCGACACCGAGGACAACTCACTGCACATCGACTTCCCGGTAGAGGTCAACGTCACGAACGGAGTCCTGATCACCCCCGGAGACTTGGGCATGAAGCTTACCTACGGCGAAAAGACAGACATCCGCCTGAGGGTGTTCGCCGCCGCCGCTTCGGGAATCGCCACCGGGACGATCATCCTTGAGGTGGTCTGATGAACGAGATCACCATTGCAGCCGTGTCAGTCATCGCCGGTCTCGTGCTGGCGAGCATATACGGCGCATTCACGACATTTGTCCGGAAGCGTGTCACCGTGCGGACACCGGAGGCCACCGCGATCACATCGCTCACGCCTGCCGTCAATGCCCTGCTTGACTCCAACGGACCCATGATGCAGGGGATTATTGCTATTCTCGAAGCCCAGAAGGGCCAGTGCAACGGGAATGTAGACGAGGCCCTGCGTGTGAACCGTGAGGCAAAGAAGCGCTTCGACAAGTTCCTCGTCAGTCAGGCGAAGATATGAAGCAAGCCATCCAGACGTTCCTTGCGGAGGCGGGGGAATCGGCGTGCTACGCGCTCGACATCATCAAGATAGCGGAGATATTCAGCCGTAGGGATTTCGACCCGCTCGTTGCCCTGCAAAGGGGCATCGAGACGGGCTTCATCGCCTACGATCCACAGAACCCGAACGACAACAACAACTTCTACGTGAAAGACCCGGCCAGCTATCTTGGTATGCTGACCGGGGAGCTGTGGACGGTGACAAAGGAATATCCCGACTACAAGCCAATGCTGACCGATTGGATTGTTGAAAGATGGGAGCGGACGAGGGGCCAGGTCACCACCAGTCATTTCAGGCTTCCCGACTGGGACTCCCTTCTGGACTCGCAGACGGTAAAGTATGGGAAGATAGCATCGCTCAGGGTATTCAGGAGGGCATAATGGGAGTTAAAAGCTGGCTTACCGACCTTGTGGGGGGAGGGGCGTCGAAGATTCTGGATACCGTATTCACCGGCGTTGATAAATTCATCACCACCGACGAGGACCGGCAGAAGCTCCTGGTGCTGAAGGCGCAGACCGACATGGAGATGCAGAGGCTCATGTTCGAGGCCGAGACGCAACGGCTGAAGGATGTCCAGTCGGCACGCACCATGTACGCGAGCGACAACATCATCCAGAAAGTTCTTGCCCTGCTGTTCACGGGATCATTTTTCGGCTTCATGGTGTTCCTGCTGTTCCTGCTGAAGGACGCGAACCTGTCCAGCGACCAGACCAATCTGGTGTATGCCATGTTCGGGGCGGTCTCGGGAATCATGGTGACCATCATCGGGTTCTACTTTGGCTCCAGCCAGGGTTCCCGTGACAAGGACGCCACGTTCGCGGAGGACGTGAAGAAGATAATGGGGCAGAAGGAATGATCTGCGACCAGGCTTTTGACGCGGGGATTGCGTACCTCATCACCAACGGAAACGTAGTCCATATCTGCTCGGCAGAACCCACTGTTGTCGGTACGCTGAACAGCCTGGGAAACAAGACGGGCGTGACCCTTGGAGCGGCTGGCGATGGAACCCCGAGCGGCAGGAAAACCACCGTCCCGGCGATTACGGACGGCACATCGACAGCTTCCGGTACGGCCACCCACTGGGCTATAGTGGATACAGGGGCAACTATCCTTGTGGCAACGGGCCAGCTCGCATCCAGCCAGGGGATAACCTCAGGGAATCCATGGACCCTGGCTGCCTTCGACCTCACGATAAAGGACGCGGTAAGCGCATGATGAAGACAAGGATGTGGTGGGATGGACAGGGCTGGGTTCTACAGACGGAGACGAACATCACGAAATCCAGACTCCTGCGAATGGTTGAGTACACCAAGGCTGACCAGGCGCGGCAGATGGGAACGATGCAGCCTGGTCCAACCTTCGATGTCTACGCAAAGGCTCTGGCGGCGCTGACCCCGGAGAATATCAGGATCGAACAGCCTCAAGGAGGGGCCAACAAATGTCAATTTATTCGATAAGCAACAGGACGACCGGCGTCGGATCAGGAGCGGCGGGGCTTGAGATCCGCACCACTGCGACCGAGCGGGCCAAGATCCTCGAAATCACCATCACGATGGCAGCGGCCACGGCCTCGTTGTTCGGCATCGGACGCCCCCAGGCCATCGGAGTCACCCCGACGACCCCCGTGACGGTAATCCCCGAGGACTTCGCCGAGCCAGCCGGTTCGACGACAACCGCCCTTGCGTGGGGTACACCACCCACCGTGCCACTGTTCTTCTTCCGCAGGATCAACCTTCCGGCCACCATAGGGGCAGGGCGCGTGATCACCTTCCCGCGTGGTCTCGTGATACCCGTATCGTCCAGTCTGGTGGTCTGGAACCTTGCCGCCAACGGCGTTTCTGACATCGACGTAGTACTGGACGAGTGATATGGGCCAGCAATTTCTCCCGAATCTCAGCGCAGTAGCTCCTGCCATGTACCTTCGGGAGTCATTGCAGGACAGGATGGCGATGGAGACCGACGATCCGGTCCCGTGGCATTTCGTGGAATTCAACCCCTTCGACAGGAATCTCAGGTTTGGCCGGTGGCCGACGCGGGACAAGCTGTTTGGCGGGGCAGGATTTGCCGATGCCATGTTCGGTAATCCCTGGCTCGACTTGATACCCCAGGAGATAACGGGCCACAGCGGCTTCATCTACCGGATAGTCGGGACCGTCGTGAACAACATCGGCACGCCCGTCGCTGGAATCACCTGTACGCTCTACAATACATCGGACAAGAGCGTGCAGGGAGTCACGACCACCAACGAGTTCGGACGGTACGGCTTCGGGGTTCCTGACTCATCGACGAAGTACTACATCATCGCTTCCCAGGAATCACCTGCCATCTTCGCCGGTTCGGTCAACACACTGGTAGGTTCCTTGTGATAGTCAACCTGGTCGCATACCCCAAGGACGCGAGTCCCGCGCTTGTAGTGCGCGACCAGGCCGCACCACTGTCCAACATTAAAAACATCCAGAACAACATCGTCCTGTTTGTCCCGGGTCTGGCTGCCGAACCACCCACCCCGGCAGAGATCGCCGAGGCTGTATGGTCCAGGATAGGACGCACCCTCACATGATGACCGTCGATGAGATCGTAGACGCGATATGGGCGCACCCCTCACGCACTGTTGACGCATTAACCCCATCCGCTTCAAACGGGTCGTACATAGACAGCGTAGCCTACGCGGTCTGGACCTACCCGACCAGGACGGTCAGCGGTGGGGTAAGCCTTGTGGCCCTGGGCCAGATAGCCGAACCCACCACAGGGAAACCGGCAGTCGGCCAGACGCACACCCTAACCGCTTTGGGCCAGGTGTCGGAGCCCACGACCGGGCAACCACAGATCGGGCAGACCCACACGCTCACCGCGCGCGGGCAATCCGCCCTTCCGGTAACAGGAAAGCCCGTGCTTTCCGTGCCCGTGAAGGAAGTATCGAGGACGGTCTACGGCACGGGCGGGATGGGGGACGGTGGGCAACCCGACAGCTTCAGGCTTGACGTTCCAGTGGGGCTAAGAAGCCCGTTCAGGAACGAATTCAGGGGGCTGTCAAAGCCGTTCTCGAAGAAGGTGTTTTCTGGGCTGTCCAAGGTTATCAAGTAACTACTTCCCAGCCCGGTACTTCTTCAACAACCTCTCCACCGCCAGCCCCTCCCCCGCGTTGTAGACGGGTATGACGTAGGGAACAAGCCCGCCCTTCCTTGCTGAGTAGGCTTTCTTCACGAGGGACAGGATGGCCTCCCGCTCCTCCTTCGGCAGGCTCTCGCTGAACCTCGCCACCGGTTCCCCGTCGATGAGCAGGACGCCCGCCTTGATCGTGGCCGTCACCTCGGGCAACTCGTTCGACTTCCTAGGCCGTGACCACGCGGCGAATTCCTTGTTGGAATCCTCCCTGAAGTGCTTCAGGGTCTCCTTCTTGTCACCGCATAACCGGAGCGCCTGGTTGAAGTACCGCAGTTTCGACACCCTTCCCTCCAGGGGGATGTTCCGCAAATCCTTCCTATGGTCGATCCACGCCTCCGCGCAGCGCCTCCTGGCCGAGATCGTGGCCGATGGCATACCCAGCCTCTCCGACTGCTGCACCCGGTAGGCCCTTAGGTTCGGGAACCCGCCCTGCCGCCACAACTTACATATTGTTCCAAAGTATCGAATTGTTCTACCAGAGACATCGAATTGTTCCTAGTTCAATCTTCGTCCTATCCTTATCCGTCATGCGAATCTGCACCCGCTCCTGTTTAGGCTCAGGGTCTACCGATCTACCCATGTCAACCTCCGATACTTATTACCATTGTATACCCAATATGTAAAAATAGCAAAAAATTTAATAAAAAGTGTTGACATGGAGCCTATTGTCAGCTATAGTCCCGTCATGATGTACTTGAATATCGTTATGGATCAGGAAATGAAGAGCCGGATCAGGCAGCTTGGACGCAAGCACAAGCGTTCCATGGGGTCTGAGGCCTACTACCTGATCGAGGTCGGCATGCAGTCGCTTGGTGAACTGCCTGCCAATGAGTCGGGTCAGTCCGCGACTGACGTAGAACAGGGGGGTCGGGCATGACCACGAAAGAGATCGCGCAGGCAGTCGGAAAGGACGAAAGGACCATCCAGAGGTGGGCGGCAAGTGTTGGCGACAAAATGTCGTCCATTAGCGACAAAATGTCGTCCAGCACATCAACGCATCCAGCAGACTTCACCCTTACGGAAACCATGGCTATCATCGAGAAGGGCATGGGCAAGAACGCGGCTGACATCTGGAGGGAGAACGCCACCAGGAACGCGGTTGCCCGACCAGACGACCGCATGGCCCGCCTTGAGGGCATGGTGGAAAAGCTCTGCAACGTAATGGCTGCACAGATCAACCGCCCACAGATCGAGTTCGTGCAGGACTACTACACGATCAAGGGCTACGCCTCCAAGCTCGGGATGCAGATAGCCTTCTCCGACGCCCTTCACCTTGGACGTGAGGCCGGGAAGGTATCGCGGGAGCGGAGCATCGAGGTACGGAAGGCCGACGACGAGCGGTTCGGGCAGGTCAATTCCTACCACACCGACGTGCTCAGGGAGGTTTTCCAGCTATGAAAACCGACTGGCTTGACGTATACCGTGAGCTCCAGAAGGTGCTCGCCAAAAGTCGTATCCGCATAAGGGTACGCAAGTGAGAAAGGCATCAGCCCGTCTGGTCGGGGCAACAGAGGCCGCCGACCGTCTGGGCCTCGCACGGTCAACCATGCTCGACTACGCGGAAAAGGGACGGTTCCCGAGCCACAAGATCGGCAAGCGCGTCCTGTTCGCCACCGAGGACCTGGACAGGATCATCCTGGAATCGCGGAGGGAAGCGCTTTGAAGTACGGGAAAGAAGCCAAGCGCAAGACGCCCTACGCCGAGCGGAAGGCCATGGACGCCTACCGCCTTGAGCACCCTATCTGCGAGGCGTGCGGCAGGGAGCAGTCCCAGCACACCCACCACATCGTCACCAAGCGTGCTGGTGGACCGGGGGAGACGTGGAACTTTTTGGCACTCTGCGCGGTCTGTCATTCGACGATACACGATGCAGGGTGGAAAAGCTCCTGCGACAGGTTCCCCCGGATAGCCGGGAAGATTGTAGCCGCCCGTGTCACGGACGGAAGAAGCCTGAAATAAAAAGCCCCCGGGGAGGTAATCCGGGGGCCCAGCGAAACGCTGGAAAGGAAAGCGAATTGAAGAATATCAGAATGATGTACCGCCCGTCAATGCAGATCGAGGTCCTTGAGGACGTGTACCAGATGCACCGCGGGGAAAAACGCCCCAACGGCATCCCGGTATCCATCGGGGACATCTCCCTGCTTCCCGACTCCTACGGCATGGCGTTCGGCCCGTGGTTCGACCTCTGCAAGCAGACTGTGGACGTGTACGAGGTGGTTTTATGATCGACACCCAAGCCCTCGTACTGACCAACGCCGGGACCATCAAGGAACTTACCGACATGGCCCTGGGCAAGGAAGCCATCATAGACGCCGCCATGCAGACATTCAGCGTCGAGGCGTACTACGACAACCTGGACGACGCCAAGAAGGACCGGGCGATATTCAACAGCATCGCTTCAGACATCAACAGCTTCCGCTTGGCTCGTGAACGGGAATACATGGAGGCTTTCGACCCGTTCAAGGAAGTGATGAACCGTCTCGTGACCAAGGTGAAGGCCGGATCAAACCAGCTTGGCGAGATCGTGAAAGCCGTTGAGGAGACGGAAAAGAACGAGAAGCGGATCGAGATCGAATCCACGTGGAACGTGTTCGGCTTCACCCTCATACCATTTGACCGCATCTTCGACCAGAAATGGTTGAACAAGGGAACCAAGCTCAAGGACATCAAGGTCGAGATGGAACGGCGGATAGCCAAGACCTACGAGGACATCGCCATCATCGAGAACTTCGGGCAGGACCAGGATACCCTCAAGGCGATCTACCTTGATACCCTGGACATCGGGCAGGCCCTAGCCAAGGGACAGCAACTCAAGGCCAACCGCGAGAGGATTGAACGCGACGAGGCTGAGCGCCCCGCCCGTGACAAGGCAGAGAGGGAGGCGAGGGAGCGTGCGGAGCTTGCCAGGGAAGCCGCAAGGGCCCTGGAAGCCGACAAGGCGTCAACCCTCGCATCCGAGGCCGACGAGGAAGCGAAAGACCCGCTGGTGACCATCACCCTTGAATTCACCGGGACCAGGGCATCATTAGTAGCCCTCAAGGCCTACATGCTCGACCAGGGCATAACCTACAGGAAGCTCTGATGGAGATAGATTTGAATCTGGTCCGGGAACACCTGGACAACAAGTACTACGAGGACTCGAACTTCCGCAGGAACGTGGAAGAGCTTATACGCATAGCCGAAAAGGCAAAGGAAGGACAAAATGGGAGTGATCGCGACTGATACAGGTGGTGATTTTGAGCCTATCCCCCTCGGGCTTCACAGGGCAATCTGCCTGAACGTGTTCGACATCGGGTTCCAGCCCGGATACCAGGGCGCACCGCCAGCCCACAAAGTGGTTATCCTTTGGGAGATCGAGCCTAGAAACCGGCAGGGCAAGCGCTTCACCATCACCAAGTTCTACACCCTGAGCCTGTTCGAGAAGGCTACCCTTGGTGCGGACCTTATCTCCTGGAGGGGCAAGCCCTTCACCGACGCCGAGCGGAAAGGCTTCGACCTTGACGCCATCAAGGGAAAGCCCTGCCAGCTCAACATCGTACCCAAGGGCGAGAAGGCTGCCATCGCCTCCGTTCTCCCGGCCCAGAGGGTAGCCAACCCCGCCACCGGGAAGAATGAGCCTACCATGCACTGGCAGCCCGAGACCCCGGCATCCTTCGTGCCCAACTTTGTCGAGCGGATGATAGCCCAGCAGCTTCCACCCCCGGCCCCTGCCACGGGAACCACCATGCGCGAGAGCGACGACGGGTTTACGGACGAGATACCGTTCTGATCCAGGAGAAAAATATGGACATGCAAGACCTGTTTGAAGAGAAGCGTGAAATAAGGATGATGGATCTAATAGAGGAATACTCACCTGCATTCTATGAAGAATACATGAACCGGAGAATAGACAGGTATGGAAGGAGAGGGAACACTCGCAGGTCAATGGAATTGCATCAATGGATGACAAAGAATGGTCTGCTCCGCGAGGATCGTCAGGAGGTTGACTACTATTTCAACGTAACCAGGAAAACAGTTCATACGACTCGTGCAATATTCATTTCCACCCGTCCGGATATATTCTCCGTAAGGGCAAATTGCGTTTGGGTGGATTTTCGGATGAGGCACGAGTTCCTCTCGCTGCTTGGAATACCTGAGAGTAAAGACAGCAAATGACCATACGGATAACCGCGCCCAACACATTCGAGGGGGACGAGCCCATTGTCGGGCGCGATTATTCGCTCACCGACGTGTCCGAAGGGACCGCCGCCCAGAACGCCGCATTCCACGGGCTTGTGTCGGCGTACTGGGTATCGGGTGCCCACAGCTACACGGCCAAGACCTATGACGAGTTCCGGAACCAGATCAAGCGGTCGTTGGGTGCGGGCTTCGAGTCCTACCTGTACGCCTGCTTCCAGGACGGAAAGGCGGTCGTCAGGGAAGTGGGGACTTTCGCCGAGATCCCCAAGGGCATACGGATCGACCCCGACTTCCGCCAGATGATACGGGGCAGGCTGAAAAGCTGGTCAACCTACACAAAGCGGGAGCGGACGGACACGATAGACCGGCTGATCGCCGAGATGCACCAGGCCGGGGTGAACACGAGGAAATTCCACGAAGTTCTTGCTGGACTAGAGGAGAAAGCTGATGACAGAAGCAGAGCAGGCTGAAAAAGACATGGTTCACATAGGCATGAGGCTGGTAAAGGTGAGGCTGGGTATCATCCAGGACATGGTTGAGGCGGCTCGGGACTTCGACGGCCTGAACAACCACTGGGACAACATGGACGGGATATGGTCCGCACTCGCGGACGGGATCAAGATACTCGGATCGGCGCTGGACGATGAAAAATAGTTGCGATTTTCGTCCACCACTTCCGTGGATTCCGAAAACGGGACGCGGGTGTATTGCCCGCATTTGTGGCAAGGTGGATAATCTGATGGTCCGCGTATTGGCAGTACGTAGACAAATGGTCCTGCATGGGACAATATACAGAGGGCTTGTTGACCGCAGGGGTGCATGCACATCCCTAACCCTGCCAAGGGCGGTCAACAAGCCCTTTATGTTTGGGTGACATAATGGCGAAAAAGGCCGGGGTGATAATCCCATACAAATACCGAAAATTGCTTGAAGCCATCCCCAGGGAAGATAGGGGGGACATTCTTATGGCAGCACTTTTATACGACGAGACAGGCGATATACCTACATTCGAAAACCCTGCGACCAACATGCTCTTTATGGCTATGGTTATGGACTTCGACTACCTGAAGGACAGCTGGAACAGAAGGCAGGAAGCTCAGAAGTCAAACGGGATGAAGGGTGGCAGGCCAACCGAACCCAACCGAACCCAAGCTAACCCAAATAACCCAACCGAACCCAAGCTAACCCAAATAACCCCTCTTGATATTGGTATTGATATTGATATTGGTAATGATATTGGGAAAGAGAAAGAGAATATTCCTTTTTCACTTTCCAGGGAATTGAACACAAACAAGGAAAGGATCGGAACCAGGATAGACAGGGCCATCGGGATATGGAACGACCTGCATATCAAGCCTCCCTGCCGCAAGACATCGCTGACCATACCGCAGGATAGGATGCGTGAGCTTATCGCCACCTTCACTTCCTATTCTGACCATGAGATCAAAGAAGCACTTGAGAACTATTCGGGTATCGGCTGCTCCACCTCCCATGACCTGTTCCCCGAGTACGGAAGCGCCGACGGGTTCCTGGCCTCAGGGGTGGAAAAGTACACTTCGGAAGCCGACCCGTGGAAGCGGTGCGAGCGTGAAAAGACCGCCGACGAAAGATGGGACGAACGGGCCAGGGAAATCCTGGAACAGGAGGCACAATGAGCGAGCCGGACAGCGTATTCGACCTGTTGAAATACTATTCGCCGGGACAGCCGGACCCCATACTCATGCGGAAGGCCAACGCCATGCTGGGCAGATCGACGCCGGAAGTGAAGGCCGCCGCGATAGACTGGATCATCGAGCACATCCCCCGCCAGGACGGGAAATACCGGCATGACCTTTCGGTTACGGACATCAAGACCGCCCTGAAGGAAGTCGGCCAGCCTATCGACGACTACGTGCCGGCCGAGGAATGGACCTGCGATCTTTGCGGGCTGAAGTTCCAGTACGCGCAGGTCGTATCCTACGCCGACAAGCACGACAAGGGTATTTTCGACTACTGCCCACGATGCGGCTTCCAGCCATGCGACACCTTGCAGGCCAACCTGGAAGCCAAGTTGCAGGGAAAGAATATCCGGGCATGGTATGGACGCCGCATGGAAGAATTCAGGAAGTCGTGGGACATCCGGCAGAAATCGGGCAACGGGTGGATCTTCGACAAGAAAGAGGATGACGACTTCGAGGCCAAGAAGCGAAAGGACTTGGTGGAAAGCATGAAGCGCGAGGCATCGGAAGCGATAGCCAAACTCGCAATGGAGCGGAAAGCATGATAACCATGTTACATGAAAATTGCATGGATTTTATGGCAACCCTGCCTGACAAAGCCTTCGAGCTGGCGATTGTTGACCCGCCGTATGGGATAGGGGAGGCTGGCGGTGAGTTGCATTCAAACCGAGCTTTAAGTGGTGCCGGAAAGTTAAAAAATAGGGCGCTAAACACGGGTAACACAAAATGGGATTCCGCCCCTAGCGCAGAGTATTTTGCAGAGCTTCTCCGAGTATCCGAAAACCAAATAATATGGGGTGGCAACTACTTTCCCTTGCCGCCTTCCCGTTGCGTAATAGCGTGGGATAAAGTACAGCCATGGGAAAACTTTTCGCAATGGGAAATGGCGTGGACTTCTTTTGATTTCCCGGCGGCATTGTTTAGATTCGACAACCGAACAGGAGGCAAGATTCATCCAACAGCCAAGCCCGTAGCCCTCTACAAATGGCTACTGTCCCGCTATGCCAAGCCCGGTAACCGCATCCTAGACACCCATGGCGGCTCCGGTTCAATCTGTATCGCCTGCCACGACCTAGGCTTTGACCTGACATGGATGGAGCTGGACGCCGATTACTACGAGGCCGCCGTAAAGCGCTACAAGACCCACGCGGCGCAAGGGCAGATGTTCATCCATGACAATCCGAAACCCGTGGGAAAGGAGCTGGAACTATGAGAAACTGCAACAACTGCGGTGAGTCGTACCGAAAGACCTGCCCGACACCCTGCAACCGGGTCATGTGGGAACACGACGGAACTATCTGCGAATTCTTCCAGGCCCTCACCCTGGACGAGATCGCCGCGATAAACCAGGAGCGGTGGGAAGCCGCGACGGAGGCCGAACTGATGACCGCCAAGCAGAAGCACGACTACAACAACAGGATCAAGGGGCTGACATCATGAGCAAAACCCTCCACGGTGATAAAAACAGGGGGTCTGGTCAACGCGACACCATAAAGACGGGTCCAACTACCACCCGGCCCCAAAAGACGCGCCAAAACAAACATACGGAGGTATTAGCATGACACACCACGAGACCCTGGCATGGTTCCGCGACAACCCCGGCCCGGACAACGTGGCTATCTCAGCCCCACGGCGCACAGCCTGCGGGCTACCGGCGAACGTGGGGGCGGGAAGGCCGGACCAGGGAAGCAAGAAGAGGGGGAAGAAGTGAGGATTGACGAAATACTTGAAGTTGAACAACACGGCGTCACCTATGACACGCCTTCGATGCACGGGACGTTCAGTCAGCTCGCCGCCGAGGTCAGGCGGTTGAGGGAGCGCGAGCGGGTGCTGGTGGAAGCGCTTGGATATGTGGTGTGTTGCGACGTGAATCCAAAGACGTCGAGTATATCGCCTATATCGAGACTCAGGCTTGCGACAAATCGCGCACGTGCCGTCCTTGAAGCGGTAAAGGAGTAGGGGATGCTTGACGAAAAAGAGTTGCTGTTGCAAAGGGCTGAATTACTGTCAGAAATGGCTCAGGATGCAGAACGTATATCAAAAAGGTTATTTCGTGAAGCAAATAACATATTTAACGAGTACAGGACTAAATACCCTAAAGCCCTTGAAGCGGTGAAGGAGTAGGGGATGGAGATAGTTTACCTTGATCCGAAAAGAGGACGCGATTACCTACCCATGCTCTATGAGATTGGACGCAGGCACAGGGCATATAAAGCCCTGATCTGGGAAATGTGCGCCGTGTTCGACAAGGCGGCGCTGACGGGGATGCTTGCAAGTGAAGCTGGTGGCTATTCGATTTACAACAGGGACTGCATAGGCACGACGGCCTATGACATCGCCGCCAACATGATGTTCGAGCGGGCAAGGCGACGGGAGGCGGGCAGATGAAAAGGAAAACAATTGTTGATCTTATCAAGGATTTGCTTCATGTCTACTCGAATTGGAGACTATACAATAGACTTGTAGAAACATATTTTAAGTCGGTTGGGAAAAGGCGACGGGAGGCAGGGAAGTGAAGGAGGCTATTGAGGCACTCAAGCATATCGAACCCCGCATGATCCTCATACCCTTGATGCTGGCGCTGGTGGCGCTGGCGATCATAAACTGCTTCAGGAGGTAGCGGTGATTGAAAAGAAACCATTCACTATGGAGATACTGGGAAAGCCGTACAAGATTGATTTTTCTGGTGAATTCGATCTACAGAACAATCTGGGAGCCGCGAACAGATCGCTCCAGGTAATCAGGCTTCTGAACACGCTGGCCGACGAGCAGGTCGAGGATACACTGCTTCACGAGGTGCTTCACATCATCGACAAGGAGCTTGTCATCGGGCTGGAAGAAGCCGAAGTTGCACGCCTTGCCGTCGGCCTTCACAGTGCGGGGTACAGGTACGATGGAGGACACTATGACCAACGGTAACAGGACAAACACACTGCTCGCGGTGTATCTTGTGGCTATGTGCGTGCTGCTGGTGGCGTTTGGCTACATCCTGGAGATGATCCAGGGGATACGGTGAGGACAGACGACCTCATCGCCGAGATACAGGCACGGGCATGGATAACCAACGACATGGGCCTGGCCAAGGCTGCCCTGGCCCTTGCCGAGGAATACATCATCATGCGCGACATGGCCCTCCGGATGGAGAGCACCATACACCGCATGGTCAAGGAGGCCGAAAAGGCCGGGGAGGCGAAAATTGGCGGCATACAACAACCCTGACGACGCGGCTAGAGCGAGCAAGAGGCACATGGCTTTCTGTGACCCATTCTTCGTGCATCTCCCCAGGGGAAGGATACAGGTGGAGATCGTGAAACCGTTGTACGGTGATCCATACGCGGTGTACCATACGGCCCAGGGCATCAAGGTCCACGACTGGAAGCCATCAAGCTCGGATGTTGACCGCATAAATATATGGAGACCATGGGTTTGAGAACCCGGAGCATAGACACCCACGAAAAGAAGGCCGAGATAATCAAGGCCCTGGTCAGCGGAAGGGAGTCATACCAGAATATATCGGAACGATATGGGATTTCAAAGACGGCAATATGCACATACCTGAAGGACAGGCTGTACCCACAGGTAGCCTCTGCCAGGATCGCAGAGGACAAAAAGGCCGGCAAGACCATGCTCGAGAGGATCGAGAGGGAGATGGTCTACAGCCAGAAGATGTACGAATCGTGCAACGACTGGCTCCAGGACCCCACCAACCCAGACCGATACGAGCTCGGGCCCAGGGGATACGAGATCAACGTCGTCTACAGGGACGAGAATGGACACCAGCAGAAGGCCACCCTCCAGACCCTGCTTGACCGTATCTCCGGAAGCCAGGAGTTCAGGACATTCGACCTGTTCGCCAAGGTCGCTGACCCAAGACGGCTTATCCTGGAATCTGCCAACACGCTCAACAGGCAACTCGAGATGCTCGCCAAGGTCGAGGGCCTCATCAAGGAGAACACCACAGCCGCCCAGGACCCACAGACGATATACATGACCATGATCCAGATAGTCGAGAATGCCACGAAGAAGGCTCCGGAGGTACGAGATAGCATCATCAAGGCCCTTGAGGCTGCCGGTAATACCTAGCAACGCATTCACCCATGCCGTCTACGGGCTGTCGCGTGACAGGTATATCCGCAGCCTTGGGTTCAAACCGTTCGAGTGGCAGACAGACATACTCGAATCCCAGGCCCGCAGGAAGATCGTCAACGGGGCTAGGCAGTCGGGGAAGTCAACGATCATAGCCAGCACCCCCAGCCATCGGGCACGGTACTGGCCCAAAAGCCTGTCAATTGTACTGGCAGCCACAGAGCGGCAGGCGGTTGAGGACATCGAGAAGATCAAGGACTTCATTTCCCGCGACCCCACATACCCTGAGATCATGCGCGACTCGGACAGCCTCATCGAGCTTTCAAACGGTTCACGCATCCTTGTCGTTCCGGCCACCGAGAAGGCAGCACGTGGATACTCCAACCCCGACATCATCATCCTGGACGAGGCCAGCCGCATCGAGGACGCCGTGTACAAGTCGGGGGTGAGGCCGATGCTCACCGACAACGAGAAATGCGAGCTTATCGCCATATCGACACCCAACGGACGCATGGGCTTCTTCGCCAACGCCTGGGCATCGGACAGGTGGGAGCGGTACGAGGTGCGCTCCCCGTGGGAGATCGGCGAGGACAAGTGGACACTTGTCGAGACCATGCCCGAGCGGAGATACCGCGAGACCATGGCAAAAAGAGGCATAAAGGGCTATTATTCACCCAGGCACCATGTTTTCAGCGAACAGCAGGAGAACCTTATCGAGATGGGCGCGGATATGTACCGCCAGGAGTACCTTTGTGAATTCGTGGAACCCGACGAGCAGACCTTCACCTACGACGAGGTGGACGCAATAATGCACCCCGGCGAGGCCATCGAGTGCATGGACTTCGGGCTTGTCATGACTGATGACAGGGCGATGGTGATCTGATGCACGAGTACTGCGTATCCGTTGACATAGCCAAGAAGCGGGACTACACCGCGATAATGGTGTTCAGGGACAGGCCCAACCTGGTCGAGGGCATCGAGTCGCTGGGGCAGGGGCACAGGTTCATCCACACCTACGACATCATGCACATCGACAAGTTCCAGGGCGTGTCCTACCCGGAGATAGCCGATATAGTTTCCAACATGATGGAGCACCACGACCTCAAGGCCAACGCCGACCTGCTGGTTGACGGCTCGGGAGTGGGGGCTGCTGTTGTGGATCTCATGAGGGATATGTTCCTCACCCCCATACCCATCATCTTCACCGGACCCGGCAAGGCCAGGGAAGTGTACGCCGACATGGGGAACATCTTCAGCGTATCGGACAGGCTGAAGGGCGCTAGGATACTGAACGAGATCCACGTGCCCAAGGTGGACATGGTTGCCGCCGCCCGTATACTTACCCAGCAGAGGCGATTCAGGATGACGCAGGGCCTCAAGTGGGCGGACGAGTTCGAGCGACAGATGCTCAAGTTCAGGGGCAAGGTGAACGAGAAGACGGGCCACGTGAGGCACGAGGCCGAGACGGAGGACACCCACGACGACCTTGTGGTATGCTTGCTCATGGCAGCATGGTGGTTCAACCGCGACCGCAGGGACACCGAGATTGTAGCGGCGAGGACGGGCGACTCCGTACCCGAATGGAACCCGATGGACTTTGCTTAGGAGGCTGGAAGTATGGATATAGCGCGTGAATCGATGGACAAGCTGGTCAGGGTCAAGGGCCAGCTCAAGAGCGACCGGGCGAGGTACGACAGCCGATGGCAGGAGATTGCCAGGTACATCAACCCCGCATACGGGAACTGGGACGACTCGCACCCAGGAGGCACGGGGACCGACCCCTTCGACTACAAGGACATCTTCGACAACACCGCCCTGAAAGCCTCATCCCTGCTGGCTGATGGAATCCAGGGCTACGCTTTCAGCCGTGACGGATCATGGTTTCGCCTGTCCCTGGAGGACGAGAAGCTGATGAAGGTAGGCGAGTACGCCGAATGGCTCCAGTCGGTTGAAAGGTCGTTCTACAAGCAGTTTTCAAGATCGAACATCTACGACGAGGGACGGGCTTTCGTGAAATGCGGGGCCGACTTCGGGACAGCTGTCATGTTCAGGACCGAGGACACCATCCGGGGGATGCCGAGCTACAAGACCCTGCACCTGAAGGACTGCCTCATCAAGGAAAACAGGTTCGGCGAGGTGGACACCCTGTTCAGGGACTTGTGGCTCACCCCCGACGACGCCATGAGTTATTTCGGGAGCGATGCCCTGCCCAAATCCATAGTGGACGCGGCGGACGGCAACCCGACCAAGCAGTTCAAGTTCACCCAGTACGTGGGACCGAGGGGCCAGTACTCCCTGGAAGTGGCCGGCACACAGCCCTTCGTGTCGGTCTACTACGCCGACATCGAGCAGTCCAAGCCTGTATCCGTAGGCGAGTACCGATCCAAGCCCTTCTTTGTCTGGCGCTGGTCGAGGAACATGAACGGCGAGGTCTGGGGCTCCGACTGCCCGGGCATGGTGGAGCTTCCCAACGTGAAGCAGGCGAATTCCATGCGGAAGAACTTCAACCGCCTGGTGCAGTTGACATCCCAGCCCCCGCTCAAGGCGACCGAGGGATTGAGGGGAAGAATCAACATGACCCCGAACGGAGTCACCTATGTCAGGCCGGGCGAGGACTTCGCGCCCACCCAGATCATCGGGAACCTCCAGGGAGTGGCCGAGGACATGGCTCTCCTGAGGCAGTCAACGAACGAGACCTACCACACGGACTTCTTCCTCATCCTCACCCAGAACATCGAGCGCACGAAGACAGCCACCGAGGTTGCCGGCCTCCAGGGTGAGAAGGCCGCGCTGCTCTCGGCGTTCTTCGGACGGCTGGCGGCGGAGTTCCTGGAACCCCTGCTGGAAGACCTGTTCGCCCTTGAGCTGGCCTCCGGAAGGCTTGTGCAGCCACCCGCCACCCTTGCCGACGCGGACCTGAAGATCGACCTGGTATCCCCGTTGGCAAGCCTCCAGAAACGGGTGCACGAGCTGTCCGCCACCGACGAGGCCATCGCAAGGATAGTACAGGTCGCACAGATAGACCCGACCGTGATCGACACGGTGGACTTCGACCAGTACGTAAGGACCGTGGCCGAGAGCTACAACATGAAGCAGACCATCCTCAGGGACGAGCTGGACGTGGAACGGATACGCAAGGCGCGGCTCCAGCAGCAGATGGAGATGCAGCAGCAGCAGATGGGCATGCAGGAGGCTTCAGTGAAGGCTGACGTTGCCCTCAAGGGGGCAAAGGCCATGGAAGCGGCGCAGGGAGTCCAGGGAGTACAGGGAGCATGACCAGAAACGAGCGGTATCTGATGGGCAGGGAGCGCAGGGCGATATTCCGCAGGGTGTTCGTCGAGAGCCAGGACGGCAGGACCGTGCTAGCCCTCATACTGAACCGCTGCGGGTACTTCTCCCTTGACCCATCCATCGTGAGCCCGGAGCTTATATCCCTGTCAAACTACATCCTTGCAGAGATGGGGAGCATAAACACGGCCAACATCTACGGACTGGCCGACGCGATAGCAAAGGCGTCCAACGACGCCGATCTTGACGAGTATCTGTCCGCAGGGGACAGGGACGAGGAGGTTGAGTGAAATGAGCGATACAGAACAGGCCGCACCCGCTACCGAAGCGACACCGCAAAGCGCACCAGCGCAGGCCGCACCACAGGCACAGGCCACTCCACAGGCTTCAGAGCCACCCAAATGGCTATCCCAGGTATCGCCCGAGCGGAGGGAGAACAAGGAACTGCACGGGTACGCCACCCTGAACGACCTGGCAGACGACGCCCTTGCCATGAAGCGCGACAAGGGACGCTCCCTGCTGATCCCCGACGAGAAAGCCACCCCGCAGGACATCCGGGCCTTCTACGACCGCCTTGGAGTACCCAAGGACGCACAGGGCTACGGGCTGAAGCACGACGGTGTACCCGAGGGTGAGAAGCTCTCATCCGCTTTCGCCGAGCAGGCCATCAAGGCAGGGCTCACCAAGGGGCAGGCCACCAAGCAGTGGGAATTCCTGTCCGGACTGGTTAAGACCGGGCAGGGCGAGCAGCAGAGGCAGGCCACCGAGACCCGCGAGACATTCGACGCACGGCTTGACCAGGCGCTCAGGGCCACCATCCCCGAGGACTCGAAGCGAGAGGACGCAAAGAAGGAGACGGTGAACATGCTCAAGCGCCACCTGGCCCGCATGGACAAGGCGGTGGGGAAGGCTTATGTGGATAAGGGATTGATCTACGACACCGATTTCGTGCTTGCCATCGCAGCTGACGAGAGGAAGCGGGGGGACGCACCCTTCGTGGACGGATCGGTGAGCCCGAAGAGCGACAGACCGGTTGGGAGCTACCACCCCGACTTCATCAACGCATACAAGCGATAGGAGGGCATTATGCTTCTTGACGACGTGATTGCCATGACCAAAGAGGAGAAACCGGTTGACACAGCCGCGCTTCCCGAGGACAAGCCGCGCAGGATGAACGATTACCACCCTGAATTCCTTAAAATCCACGGTAAACTTGACAAGCAAACAGGTGTGAAGTAGTATCCAGAAAGAACCGCGTTGCGGTTCCAGTATCTGCTGGAATCGGACGCGCCCTAAATGGACCAATAAAGGCATCGGGCAGGCTAAACCGTGCAGGGAGTAACCATCGCCCCCGTAATTGGGGACAGGAAGGCGCACACAGACCGACCAGCGCAAACTCCACATGACGAGGTTTTACCATGGCTTCAACGCTACTGACGGCATACAGCCCGATGAACCTTGCCGAGGTGCAGAAGCGCGCAGGATTCGATGATGCTTCGGCAGTCATCGGCGAGCTCTCCCGGCGAAACGACTTCCTCCAGGACTGTCCCTGGTATCCCGCTTCCCACGGGGCCTACCACAAGCACCTCCAGGCCACCCGGCTCGGTGACGGCGCTTTCGGCAAGGCCAACGCCCCTGTAACCGTGATTTCCTCCCAGGCGGAAGAGATGACCGAACCCGTGAAGCTCTACGAAGGCGACAGCCCGGTAGACGAAAGGCTTCTCGCGTCATCCACCAACGCCATGAAGGTCCGCGACTCCGAGGACGCCCTCAACCTTGAGGGACTCATCCAGGGATGGATCAACAAGCTGCTCTACAACAACGAGGCTGACGCCCCCGACGGCTTCAAGTCCCTCTCCCGGCGCAGGCCCAAGCTGGACACCTACTGCAAAGGCGGCGGTGGAACCGGAGCGGACCTGACCTCCATGTACCTCATCGAGTACGGACCCGCCGGATTCTATCTCGCGTATCCCGAAGGATCGGGAACCCCCGGCATCAAGAACGAGGACAGGGGACGTGTCTACGTCGCCGCCCCCACCGGGACCGGCAACTACTGGGCATGGGTCAGGCACTACGAGATATGGTCGGCCCTGGTTCTCCGCGACGAGCGTGCGCTCCTGCGCTACGCCAACATCGAGAGCGCCGGAAGCTCCAACATCTTCACACCAGCCACGTTCATCACGCTCAAGAACAAGCTGCCCTCCATGGGAACCAACGCGGTGGCCTACGCCAACCGCACCCTGAAGGCGCAGATCGAGGCGGACGCGTACAACAAGTCAAACGCGGCCTACTCAGTGAGCGACATCGAGGGGTTCGGCCCCATCACCCGTGTTTCCGGCGTACCGATCCGCGTCCTTGAGGGATTGCTGGACACCGAGACCGCCCTGACGGCGTAGAAAAAGGAGGATTCATGAGAGACGCAAAGCTTCAGTTCGCGGACATAACCTGCGCCACCAAGACCACGCAGGTCTATTCCGGTACCGCGCTGGATTTCGGGGCCCTCCAGACCGGATACACCAAGTCATCCAAGCACCGCACCGGCGTCACCGAGGGCATGCAGGTCGTGTTCTCCATCGATGCCGACGCCAACGCCGCCGATACATTCAAGTGTATCGTGCAGGACAGCGCCGACGACACCACCTACACCGACCTGGTGGGTGGGCCCACCTTGGCGACAGTCAAGGAAGGGATTATAGCGGTGTTCAATCTGCCGCCCGAGCACAAGCGATACCTGCGGACATCGGTCTACCCCGATTCCTCGGGCACGCTGACCTCCACCGTCGTGAATTCCTGGATGGAACCCGGGATAATGGGCTAGACCTTGGGCCGGGAGGGGTAAAACCTTCCCGGCCTCCTTCCTGAAGGACAGATCAGAATGCGCTATATGTGCGAGGCTACCATGCACGATTCCACCGAGGGCCGCTTCTATCGGATCGGTGATGTCTACGAGCTTACCCTTGAGACCTTCCAGAGGCTCGGGGCCAAGCGTTTCAGGCTTCTTGAGAACCCCAAATCCGTACCCGAGCCCGTCAGGGCTGAGCCTGAAAAGGCCGCAAAACCCGAGATGATTGTGCCGGCAAGAGGGGCAAAGGCTAAATGAGCGTTGACTATGCCTCATCCTGGACGGTGATCGCCAACCGGGCGCTGTCACGGCTCGGGCAAAGCTCGATAACCTCGCTCGACGACGGCAGCGGGACGGCGAAGTACTGCTCCCAGTTCATCCCCGAGGCGGTATTGTCCGTTCTCGGTCAGTACGACTGGAAGGCCCACCGGAAAAGGGTCGTCCTGGCCCCGTTGGCCGAGGCCCCGGCATTCGGATACGACTACGCATTCCAGCTTCCCCCCGATTTCGTGCGGGTAGTGTCGGTGGAGTGCGACGAGGGCTACTCACTCGAGGGCCAGACGATACTGACCGACTCCGACGAGGTGAACCTGGTCTACATCGCCACCATAAGCGACCCGGTGAAGATTCCCGGCCACATACAACACTTGATCATCACCTACCTTGCCTTTCTTCTCAGCACCCCGCTGACCTCCAACGAGGCAATAGCCGGGCGCATCTCACAGGAATTCATGATGGCGCTCGAACGGGCAAAGACCGACGACGAGCGGGCCAGCCAGACCGACGACAACGCCACCTGGTACGACGAGGAACGCGGATGACTGTAACCACCCTCCAGAACAACTTCACCTCGGGCGAGATTTCCCCCATGATGGAGGGTGCGATAGGAACCCAGCGCTACCAGACGGGGCTTTCCACATGCGAGAACTTCCTGCCTCTCAGGCAGGGAGGGATCAGGCGCAGGCCGGGGACGCATTACGTGGGGGAGCCGAAGAACGTAGGAAAGCCCAGGCTCATCGACTTCCAGGCCCCGGACGGCAGCTACTATATCGCCGAGTTCACCCAGGTGACCACATCGAAGATCATACGGTTCTGGAAGGCCGACTTCACCCTCCTGATGGACGGGCTGAACCCGCTGGAGCTGACCAGCCCCTATTCAGAGACCGACTTCCCGCTCATCAAGTACGCCACCGTGAAGGGAATCATCTACCTGGTGCATCCATCATACGCACCACGGACCCTCACGTTCAACGCAGGGACGGGGCTTTTCACCATCGCCACCCCCACATTCACCGGGGACAGGACTTTCGCCTCCACAAACAACTACCCTTCGATCATAACCTTCAAGGGTGGGCGGCTGTACCTTGGAGGCACGAACGCCGAACCAAACGCCATATTCGCCAGCATGACTCCTGTTGCTGCCACAGGGGCAGACAGGTTCACCACCTTCACCTTCGGGGCCGACGCCGACGATGCCATATACCTCCAGGAATCAGACATGTACGGCACCCACTTGCACTGGCTTGTCACCCAGAAACGTGTCGTGGCAGGGACCGACCGTTCGATATGGATGGACTCTGGCGCTGCCGCTACCCCCTCCACGTTCGACATGAGCATCGTGTCCTTCACGGGATCGAGCAATGTCCAGGCTAAAATCAGTGAGAACATAATCGTCTACTCGGGGAGGAGCGAACATTCGCTGCACGCGATGATCTTCTCCGAGGAGTCGGGCGGATACGTGGACATTGATCTTACCCGTGACGCGGACCACATCCTTGCCGGCGGGATAGACGACTTCTCGGTGATGTCCTTCCCCGAACCCATAGTCTGGGTAGTGAGGTCCGACGGGGTTCTGTGTTCCTGCACCATAGACCAGAAGAACGGCATAGTCGCATGGGCACGGCATCCGATGGGCGAGGGGGCCGTGGTCGAGTCCCTCACCACCGGAGTCTGCACCGCTGCCGATGATGTATGGCTATGCGTGAAGCGGGGGGCCAAACGTACCATCGAGTGCCTCAGGTTCTGCGACCTGTACACGGGGGCAATCGAGGACGCCTTCTTCGTGGACTGCGCCATCCAGGTCGTGAATTCCCCGGCTGACGAGACAGTTTCCACGCTCTACCACCTCATAGGGTACGAGGTTGACGCCCTGGGGGACGGGGCTGTGCTCCCCCGCAAGACGGTTCCAGCCGGTGCGGAGATCACCTACGACAGGGAGGTGGCAAAGTGCGTGATCGGGATACCGTACACCTCGACAATGGCAACCATGCGGCCCGAGCTTCCATCAAACGGCACGAGCCAGGGCAAGCTCAGGAGACTGGAGAAGATCATCATCCGCTTCTACATGAGCCTTGGGGGCAAGGTGGGCGGTAGTCTGACAGAGCTTTCCGAGATACTCGACTCCACATGGGGCCTCTCTGTGTACGGATCTGCCAAGCCCCCGGTTTCAGGTGACAAGACCCTCGATCTTGCAGGGGGCAACACGACAGACGGCAGGGTGTACCTGGTGCAGGACTCCCCCGTTCCATTCAACGTCCTGGCCGTGATGACGCGGTATTCGGTCATGGAGGTATAGAATGGACCCCTGGAGCATTGCCGCGATAGGCGGTTTCATAGCGAGCGGACTGAACACCCTTTTCAACTACGACTCCGGGACGAAGGCCATCAAGCTAGCCAAGGAAGGCCAGAAGATAGACCGGGCCCAGCTTGCCATAGATGTCAATGAATTCCTTATCGGGATGCAGCAGGCCGAGCTTGACCTGGGCGGGACGCTTGACTCAGCGAAGGGAAGCCTGCTGGACCTCAAGGAGCGCCAGGGCTCACTCAAGATAACCGCCCTCGACTACTCAAGCAAGATAGCCAGCTACGACGAGTTCCTTGCTAGATACCCGGCATACTCAGAGCTTATGGTGTCCGAGATGGATGCCCAGGGCAAGGCTGAATTCCGCTCGCTGCGCGAGAATTTCGGGGTGTCGAACGTGGCAGCCGCTGAACGTGGCCAGTCCGGAGGCTCTGCCCAGGCCATGTCCTCCCGTGCCATGCAGGACCTTGCCGACTACGCGGGGGACGACCTTTCACTTGGAGAGATGACTACCGGGAACGTGGGCATGTTCCAGATGAAAAAGAGCGAGCTTGTCCTTGACCTTGACGCACAGTACCGCGAGGCCGAAACCCAGAGGGGCATATTCTCCACCGGGCTTGACCAGATCAACACCTCAATCGGCGACTTCGACACCGCGATAACAGACTCCGAGGGACACATAACCGACATCGAGAACGCGATAGCAGGATGGGACGCCAACTACGACGCGATTGAGGCATACTTCGCCGACCTGCTGAAGGAGCCGGAGACACCTCCACCTGTGATTGCACCCGTGACAGATACGCCCGTAATCTCAGGGACTACGGATACAGGATCATCAGGGACCACATCGACACCTGCTGTCGAGGATATACCAGTATCTCCGACACCTGCAGACACATCCATATCAGCTCCGGGGGCCACTGACGGGCTATCCGACCCTGCCAAGGAAATGTTCGGAGTGGAGAATGGAATCGAGCTTCCAAATATCTACATACCAGATATAACCGCCCCCGTGATAACCGACATACCAACCTACGGAGAGGACAATCTTGCCGCAACTCCCAACCTGACCGAACTGGGAAACGAGGCGGTCCTGCCATCAGACCCATCCGCCAGCGACAGCGCACGGGCCGCAGGTACAGCCACCAACGCTAAGAAGAAGAAGGAAAGCACCAGCACCACTTCTGCGAGTGACAAGGCACGGGCCGCAGGTACAGCCACCAACGCTAAGAAGAAGAAGAAGAAGAAAAGCACCAGCACCACTTCTGCGAGTGACAAGGCACGTGCGTATGGAACGAAAGCCAAGGCGGACGCCGCAGATAAAGCCAAGGCCATAGCTAACAAGGCAGGCATATATTGAAAGTCCCCGAGCTGTCATACGCGCCACTCCAGGAAGCGAATTCCGCCACCTACGCCGGGAAGAAAAGCTCCCTAGTAGCATCATCCCTCGGACGTATCGACGAGGGCATAGCCCTGAATTCCACGCGGATGGGTCTGGGGGCCTCCAGCCTTAAACTGGCAGAGCGCAGGCTTGACCTGAACGACAAGGCCATAAGGAACCGCCAGACCGATTCAGTCGCGCGTCTTGCCCTCAACCTCGGAGACCTTGCCCTTAAGGCCATCCCAGAGATAGCCAACATCGTGAAGCAGAGCCAGCTTGAGACGGCCAAGTCGGGGTTGCTGGACATCCAGGCCAAGTACAACGTGCTCCAGGAAACCAGCATCCTGAACGGCAAATCCTCCTTCGTGCAGGGTGCGGACGGGCAGCTTGAGTTCCAGGAGGACCTCGCCCTTGAGCAGTGGAGGAGCCAGAGACTCGCCGAGATAGACGGGACAAACGCTTTCAAGGACGTGAAGGCGTGGACCACTGCCCAGGCCAAGGGCATGTTCATGGCCGGGCAGGACAGAGCCCTGACCGTTGCAGTGAACAACGCCCGCACCGTAGCAAACGAGAGCTTCCAGACCAATATGGACTCGGCACGCACCGCCGACCTTGCGGGTGAAGGGTACGACACCGGACTGAGCCTCATAGAGTCCAACACCATGATTGGACCTGCCCAGAAAGAGTACATGAAAAAGGCGTACACGAAGGAGCTTGACTACCAGCGGGCATCATCCGCGATAACAGGCGTGGCAGAGAGCGACGGGGCCGAGCTTGCCCGCACCCTCATGAACGGAAAGTACAAGGGACAGCTGAGTCCCGAGCAGATCGACACCCTGGAAAACGAGATCATCAAGGCAGACAGGTCCGGTGACGTGGTCGTGTCGGAATCGGCATACTCGGCCATGTACAACGGCATGAAGGAAGGAAAGAGCCCCGACCAGCTCAAGGCTGATATAGCAAAGACTCTTTCCACCCAGCCTGACAACCGGAAAGCCCTTGCGTATGAATCTATCATCAAGGCGCAGACCCTCCGGGCCAGCGAGATCGGAGAGTCCAACTGGAAGAAGGACCGCGAGAACGCCACCATTATGGGCATGAGAGCAGCACGCGACCGGGTAGCCAGCGATCCATCGTACAGGGGCGTTGAGGACGTCCAGAACATCTTCCTGAACCGCTACGACTCCGACATAGCCGCGATGGAGAGGGCAGAGGCTTCTTCCCTGAAGAGCGCCGATGCCGTAAACGGAGAGCGGATCAACGCCGAAGCCACCTATACCATGTTCAAGAACGGGACCATATCCGGCACCGAGGCCATCACGCGGATGATGTCCTACAGCCAGACAGCGGATGATGTGACCATGGGAACGATCAACGGGCTGATGGACAAGGTGAGGACCAACATCGTGCCCGAGAAGCACCAGAAGGCAGCAGGTGAGTTCTGGGACCGCGTGAAGGTCGGGATAGTCGGAGACAGGAAGCCATCCGACTTCACCGACCAGCAATGGAGCGAGCTGAGCAGCGCGAAAGCGTGGGTTGACGGGGCGATCCTTGACCTTTACTGGGAGACCAGCGCCAACGACATGACCACCGAGAAGTTCTCAAAAGAGCTGGACAACATCAACATGATCTACACGTCAAAGGAATTGAAGGCCATCCAGTCGGGAAGCATCAACGTGGGTCCTGGCAACACGGGGGCCCTGAAGGACGCCCTTTCAAAGCAGGCGATCTTCGACACCGTTGACCCCGTTTACGTTGACCATGACGGTTCGGTGAACTGGGCCAAGCCTGAATACAAGGCCACCTACGACCAGATGAACATGGTATTCAGGGCTGACCTGGAGTCCAAGGGAATAACCATCAAGAGCCAGACCATGCAGACCGAGGGACTGAACGACGTTGTACCCAGGCAGATATTCCTGGACGACAAAGGGAACGAGTACTTCTACGACGGGAAGGGCCTGAACAGGAAGGCGAAGGGCCAGGACCAATTTCTTCCTGTTGACGCCAAGGTTGCCGCCGAGATTGCCGGCCAGTCGGTGAAGCCGCTTGAGAACAAGGTTAAACCGCCCGAACAGGTCAAACAGGAAGAGGCAGCCAAGAAACTTGCAGACGAACAGTCAACGTGGGCAGACGAACAGACCCTACGCGATGCCAAAACATCAGGGATCAGGCTTGTGAAGCCGAAGGCCACCAAATGAGCGACATCTACCAGCGGATCATGGGTGAGGTTGACTACGACAACGCCAAGAAGTCCATGGAGCTGAAACAGGCTGGAAAATCCTACACCCCGGACGTGTACGGCAAGGTTCAGGCCGATATTGACCAGGACAACACCACCAGAGCCGAGAACGTGGACAGGTGGAAGTACACCGTCCCCGTGACCGACCTGGAATACAAGGTTCTCAACCAGGCTTTCGAGAATTCCAGCGACCCCGAGGCCGACCGATACCGCTACGCCGCCGCCATGACCTTCGCCAAGGAGTACAACGCTCCATTGGATTGGGCGATCCAGAACCTTGACGCCCTCTCAGAGTACCAGCGGGGCGAGAAGTTCACGCCCAACCGCTCATGGCTGACCGCCACCATCGACAGCTTCGAGGTCGGGGCCATGGACGTGGAGATAGCCAAGCTCTCCCAGCAGTACAAGATCGACCACCTCGCCGGGAAGGACACGAAGGCACTCGACACCCAGATAGCCGCCCTTGAGGCCCTCCAGGAATCGCTTGAGGATAAGCAACCTCGTTGGGTGACCACCAAGGCCGCGAAGTTCGGCGCGAAGCTCCTGCCCTACACGGCATCCATCGCATTGCCAGCCGCCGCCGCAGGTGCAGCCGCCGCAGGTGCCGCTGTCATGATGGGAGCGGGAGCCGCCACCACGATAGGCTCGGGCGGGCTGCTCCTTCCTGTGGGTGCCGCCATGTCGGTTGCCGCGATATCAGCCGCAGCCGGAAAGGCCGTGTCCTTCGCAGAGGGCCTGAAGCTGATGGAGGGGGTAGAGTACCGGCGCATGATCAAGAACGGCATCCGCCCCGACATAGCCGCGCCTCTTTCGTCCATTTCCGGTATGGTCCAGTCCGCCGCCGAGACCTTTTTGGGCACGATTCCCGGTGCTCTGGGCAAGGTTGCCGGCCTGAACGTCGGCACGCTCTCAACCAACCTGATGGGTAAGCTCGTGGTTTCCGGAAAGCTCGGAGCCATGGGGAAAGCCCTCATGTCCTACGGACTGGAGGCGGGGGAGGAAGGGCTTGAGGAGACCTTGCAGGAAGTGACCTCCTTCCTTGCTGACGAGGCCGCCGCATCCGTTCAGGGAGTGGCCAGCCCAGAAGATTCGAAACGCATCTTCACCAGGGCTTTCGAGGCCGCGAAGGGCGGGTTCCTGGGGGGATTGGTACTCGGGCTTCCCGGTGCCGCGATGGACACAGCCGGAACTTCCAAGGAAGTGAAGTCCCTCAAGAACATGGCTTCCTCACTCGACGAGGCAGATTTTGTCTACATGGCCAAGCGGGGGATAGCCGACGGCAGCATAACCGTGTTCGGTGACGCTTCCAACGGAGAACTGGGCACGTTCTGGAGGGCGAACAAAGACCGCGTGAAGGCCCAGGCCAAGGAAGCCGCTCCCATCGACATCAAGGAAACCCTGGAGACAGCCGACATAACCGAGGACGACGAGGAACCCGCAGGCCCCGTCAAACGGTTGAAGGACGGCAAGCTCTACACCTCCGTATCCACCAAGAAGGAGACGAATTCCGACGGGTCCATGACAGGCTACTTCCTGACCGGAGACCCCGAGACCGCGAAAAGGCACGGATACATCCAGTACACCACCGACACCGATGGAAGGATACGTATCGACGCGGTGAAGATGAAGGACGGATACCAGACCATCCGCAAGGAACTGCTGACCGACTTCATAGCCAAAAACAAGGGAGCGGAGATTTCATGGGACCCCACCGACAAGGGGCTTATTTCCCTTCGTGACGAGCTTGTTGCCGGGAACCCCCGTGGGGCGGACAAGGGACTGTCATGGTTCGGAGAGGACGACGACCCCGTACAGGGCATGAGGATGAAGGCCCTTGAGGAGAAGATAGCCAAGCGCCTCCCCAACATAACCCCGGACCAGAGGGTAGGGGCCATGCACATTGTGTCCGGTGCAGCCAACTATCTTGGAATCACCCCCGACGAGTTCATCAAGCGTGCCTACACGGACGAGGTGTTCGGGGACGACCCCAACGTGACCGTGGCCCAGGGCAAGAAGGGCGGGGTATCCTGGAAGGACATCGGTGGGATGTCCAAGGCTATCATCTACACGACCGAGAATTCCGACTTCTCGACTTGGGCGCACGAGAACGCCCACGTAATGCGACGGCTTTTGAAGGACGAGGACCGCAAGCTTGTCGAGGAGACCTACGGGGTCGAGGGCAAGTGGACCGTGGAGTCCGAGGAACGCTTCGCCACCGACGCGGAAAAGTACCTCATGAGCGGCGAGGCCCCATCCCCCAGCCTCAAGAACCTGTTCGAGAAAATCGCCAAGTGGATGCACGACATCTACAAGGGCATGACCGGGAAAGTGGACATAGACCCCCGCATCAAGTCTGTCATGGAAAAGCTGTATGCGGATAAGGCTTCCCCCCTCTCAAAACAGGCCACGGCAAGCGTGGATGGGCAAGGGCAAACGCAGGACGGAAAAACGTGGAATGATGCCGACCTTCCTAACGATGTGGCTGCAATCAATCCTGCGAGTTTCGTAGATGAAAGACAGAAAAGCATCGAGGAGCTCAAGAAAACCATATATGATTTGGCGGTCAAGAAAAACCGTGCAGATCATGTATTCAAGAAATGGATAGCTACCCATTGGACAGAAGAAGATAATCTGCGCGGCAACAGCAAGACCAGAAAAGGAAAGCAGGTTGTAACAAGAGAGGAGATCGACAAAAGAAAAGAAGAATACGAGCAAGAGGATGATATTCTTGAGAAGAAAGGAATCGCTCTGACCGGAGAGCTCATGAAGCTTGAGGACATGGCCGTCAAAGGCGCGGACACGTTGTTCCAGTACGTCGGCGAGAAGGCAATGCTTGACGACATCGAGCGCCAGAACCTTTCGATAGCACGCGAGATGGACGCGGCAGGGAAAGACGCGGAGACGATCCGGCTTGCGACTGGATGGTTCAAGGGCAAGTACGACGGAAAGTGGAGGATGGAGGTATCTGGAATAAAATGGAAGAAGGCAGGAATAGATAGCAAGGCAGAATATCTTGGAGATGCAATATCAGCCCCAGAGATATTCAGGAAGTATCCTGACCTGAAAGAAGCCGGGTTCTCGTATGGAGGCACCTCTGAAGGAATTATTAAAAATGAGAATCTGAAAGGATCATTCACACCAGGAGGATTTTTCAAGGTAGGACACATAAAGATTGATCCTAAGATAGATAATAATGAAGCATTAAACATACTTGAGCATGAAATACAACACGCGATACAGAGCATAGAGGGTTTTGCGACCGGAACCACAACAGGAGTTGGTGCCTGGATGAGATTTGAGAATAGGCCATCACTAATTAAGGCAGCCAATAGGACTCTTGAGGAATGGAAACCTGCCTCCTATGAGCTATATTGGGGAAAGGAGCATACAGAAGAAGGAGATGCTGCATATAAAGAATATCTAGACAACTGGAATACACCGGATGCCAAGAGAAAACGTGAGATACTCGCACAGCAAGGTGCTGGAAATAAGGTATACAAACTATCAGCGGGAGAAATAGAGGCTAGAGATGTGGCGCTTCGTGCCAGCCTGACACCAGAAGAGCGCAGGTCGTTGCCACCGTATTCAAGCGAAGATATCAGTAGTGATGACGCCGTGGTGCTCTTCCAGACGGAAGAAGATTTCAAGAATCTAAGGGACAGATGGGAAGCGAAGGGCGTTTCACTTGACATATTTGCCAGCGATAGGAGTGACCACGCAGGCCTTACGATAAAGATGGCAAAAGAATCGCGGAATCAGGGTCTTGGCACATCCGCAATGCAAGAATCAGTAGCACTCGCAGACAAACATGGAATACGTCTGGATTTGAGCCCAACCAACGAGTGGGGATCATCGAAAGAAAGATTGGTCAAGTTCTATAAAAGATTCGGATTTGTTGAGAACAAGGGCAGGAATAAGGATTACCGAATATCGGAGACCATGTATCGACTGCCTCAGAACGACGGCGTTGTATCGGAAACGCTCTTCCAGTCCGACGACATACGCGCCATGTACGAGGGTACGGACAAGTGGATGAAGGCCCCCAACGGCAAGCCCACCAACCTGAACGAGCGGCAGTGGTTACAGGTCAGGACGCCCGAGTTCAAGGCGTGGTTCGGGGACTGGATCAACGACCCGGAGAACGCTTCCAAAGTGGTGGATGAGAACGGGGAGCCGTTGATTGTCTACCATGGAAGCCCGAACGCATCTTTCACAGAGTTTTCGCTTGATTACTCAGAAGATGAGACGCTTGCATACGGAAAAGGTGTCTATCTTACCGAGTCAACCACAGCGGCATCAGGGTACGCAAGACCAGGTTCATCATGGGGAAATGATAATGCTATGGGGGTCGGTGGAGTCTATCCTCTTTTTGCCCGTATTGTTAATCCTTTTGACTTAGATAAAGCAATTACTAATAAAGAAGCTATGCGTATTATTGATCTAAGCGGATACGAGGTATCTGGTGCTGATATAGACGGAATGAACGAGGAATCTACTTTCGATGGAAATTATCTTTACGAAGAAATAGAAGATGCAGAGAACGCTCTAATTGAATTCGAGTCCAACCCAGACGAAGAAATTGACCCAGATGATTATGATGATGGGTATGCTGATGCTGATTACCAAGAAGATTATGACAAAGAAGTTGAAAGGCTAAAAAAGAAAATAGAAATAAAAAGGTCTAAACTTGACGATGCAATCAAGGAACATGATGGGCTTGTTAATACTGGGAAACGAGGCTCTATCATGGGACGGAAATTGTGGGAATCAATATGGAAAAGCTCAACAGAGTACCAGGATTGGAAAACAGAAAGAACGCTCATAGGCGGCGTTTCCAATGAAATGGAGTTCAAAACCGTTGCAAACGATATTTTACGCATTGCAGGGTATGATGGTATCACACATACCGACGCATACAACCCAGGGGGTGGAGAAAATCATCAGGTTTACATAGCTTTCGACCCTTCATCCGTAAAATCAGCTATCTCCAACACCGGCACCTTCTCCAATGACAACCCCTCTATCCTCTTCCAACCCTCCCCCCCCACCGACAGCCCCGCTTTCCGCGAGTGGTTCGGCGACAGCGCCGTGGTGGACGCTGAGGGCAAGCCGCTGGTCGTGTACCATGGGACAAGAAGCCCAAAAGTCGAAATATTTCACGGGCGATCTTCATGGAAAGCGGCATTTCCATCCGAGATAGGTGCGACATGGTTCACTGACGACAAGGATATGTCGGAAGGATACGGACAGAATGTGGTATCCGTATATCTTAGCCTGCAAAACCCTGTGGTGGTTGATGCTGAAGGCAAAAGCTACATTGAAATGAATTGGACTACCATTAC